ATGGGTGTGCCTCGATCAAGGCGGCCTTACCAGCCGTTACAAAAGCCATTGAGGCCACGTTGAACCGGATCCACCAGGGTCACACCGGACGCGACTTTGCAGAGATCCACCAGTACCTGGCTCCCATCGAGCCTGCTGCTGCGGCATCAATTGCGCTCAAGGTCATCTTTGACCGGGTGACCAGCACTCGGGACAAGGCCAACGACGTGGTGGAGCTGGTGTCGTACGTCGGTGCTGCTATTGAGCAGGAATGCCAACTGCGGTGGTACCAAGCCCAGGATCCAGAGCTACTGGACCGGATCAAGCGCAAGTACTGGCATTCGGCTTGCGGAACCCAGCAGAAGGTCACGGTGGCCAGAACGATGATGAATCGTGCTGACTACCACTGGGATACCTGGAGCAGACCCATCAGGGTCAAGCTGGGAGGTTGGTTACTGGATTGTGTGATCCAAGCCACTGGCTGGTTCACCAGAGTCAACCAACAGCGGGGAAAGAAAAAGTTCTCCGTGATTGTTGCCACGCCTGAGTTTCTGGCCATCCGCGACAAGTTGATGGCTGATGCGGAGATGTTCAGCTCCTTGCTGTGGCCGATGCTGATCGAACCCAACGATTGGACAGAGGACAAGCAGGGTGGCTATCTCCTCAACGAGGTGATGCGTGGCCACAAATTGATCCGCAAGGGCGATGGCGGATGTATGCCCGGAACCGTGGGTTTGGCTTTTCTAAACCATTTGCAAAAGACTGCCTACACCCTGAACAACTTTGTTGTTGAGGTTGCAGAGGTCTTAATGGGGCGGGGCTATGTGGTTGGGAAGTTTGTCCCAATCGTTGAAATGCCCATGCCAGTGAAGCCTGTTGACATTGCGGATAACGAGGAAGCACGGCAAGGCTATCGCCGAGCTGCTGCTGAGACGATGAATCTCAATGCTCAAGCCTTTAAACGCAGTTGCCGGACCCGTAAAACCATGAACACTGTTCAGTTGTTCAAGGGTCGGGAGCGTTGGTATTTACCAGCGTCTTTCGATACACGGGGCAGGTGCTACTTCTTGCCAGCTTATTTAACACCTCATGACACGGACTTTGGCAAGTCCCTAATCAAGTTTGCTGATCCAGCATTCATGACTGATGAGGCAGAAGGCTGGCTGGCTTTCCACGTTGCAACTTCCTATGGTCTTTCAAAGGCCACCATGGCTGAACGTCAGGAGTGGACCAAAAACAACCACGAACTCATTTCTCGTGTGGCATCGAATCCACTTGAGTATTTGAGTGATTGGGAGGGGGCAGACGATCCATGGCAGTTTCTCGCAGCTGCCGAGGAATACAACGCCTGTGTCATCGAGTGTTCACGTCAGTGGACAAACTTACCTGTAGGTATTGATGCCACATGCTCGGGTCTACAGATCCTGTCTGCGATCAGCAAGGATGCCAACACAGCCAAGTTGGTAAATGTAATCCCATCAGACCGTCCTCAAGATGCCTACAAGGCTGTTGCGGAGGCGGCCAAGCCCAAGCTACCTGAACATCTAGCAGCTCTGTTAGATCGGAAGGTGTGTAAACGTGCGGTAATGGTGATTCCCTACAACGGGTCGCGCCACTCAATACGCTCGTACATTCGTGAAGCGTTAAGAGAAAAAAAGGCAGAGTTCACCCCTGATGAACTGACCTTAATTACCAATGCTGTGTGGGACAGCATGGGTGAAGTTGTTCCTGGCGCTATGCGTGTCAGGGAATGGATGAAACGGGAGGTAGGCAATGCGTTTAAACGCGGTGCTGACCATCTTGAATGGATAACACCAACTGGATTTCATGTCTTTCAAGACAGTAGAATATCCAACGTGAAAACAATCAAGTTACAAATACTTGGTCGTTGTGAAATACAAGTGGGCGACGGTTACAAAGGACCGGATGTGGCTAGGCACAAGTCTTCGACAATGCCTAACGCCATTCACTCACTGGATGCCAGTCTTCTCCAGGCGGCATTTCTCAGATTCAATGCACCCTTCACTGTCATACATGACTGCGTGTTATGTAGGGCAACTGAAATGGGTCAATTGAACAGAGTTATTAGGGAGACTTTTTACGAGTTATTTGCTGACAACAATTTCTTGCAATACTTTGCAGAAATGCTTGGAGCAGAGACAGAGCCACCAATTATTGGTGACCTTGACCTTAACTCAGTTCACGATTCAACTTACTTTTTTTGTTAACCAAACATGGGAACCAAGTACGTCATTAAGGACAAAACATTCCAACTGGAAGGCTATCAGTCAGCCTTTAAGCCTGGAAAGTTTGGCACCTGCAAGATTGATGTCATTGTCGATCAGGCAACCATCGATGCTCTCGAAGCAGAACGCGAAACCTTGATTGAATGGAAAATCAGTAAGCAGCCTGATCCTTCTAAGTGGTGTGCAGCACGCAACACCAAGTGGAGTGATGTCTCAAAGGATAAGTACAAAATCAGCTTCTCTTGGAAGCCTGAAGATCGGCCTCCCTTTGTGGATACCGAAGGCACACTGATCACTGAAGAGATTCCTCTTTACAGTGGTAGTAAGGTCAAGATTGCCTTTGATCACTATCCTTACCCGGATAATGTCCGTAAGGAGATGAACACTACTTGTAAGTTGACCAAGCTTCAAGTCATCAGCTGCAGCAGTGGTGCTGGTGTAGACAATGGTGATGCGGACTTTGGTACAACCGAAGGCTTCAAGATTGGTGCACCCAACGTAACCCCTACGCCTGAAGTAGACACTAACGACGACTTCTAATGGCGTTCCGCTCTGGGTTGGAGGAGAAGGTCGCTGATCTTCTTACCAACCTGGGGGTCAAATACGAATATGAATCCACACGGATTCCTTACCAGTTGCGGTGTAACTACACCCCAGATTTCCTATTGCCCAATGGAATCTATTTAGAAACCAAAGGACATTTGACGGAAGAGGATCGTCGCAAGATGAAGGCTGTTAAAAAAGACAACCCTGATCTTGATATTCGATTCGTATTTCAATCCCCTTACAACAAGATCTCTAAAGGATCCAAGACTACTTATGCCAAATGGTGTGAGAAGAATGGCTTCCTTTATTGCTCGTACTCTTCAATACCAATCGAATGGCTGACGTAAAGCTCATTAAGGATCTGGCTGCCACATTGATCATGACCTTGGATAAGCATTCCTCACCGAATGACATCATCGAGGGTTTTGATGAGGCACTAGAGGAATACGAAACCCTTCTTCAACACATTAACAAAAATGTCCAACGTCACTAGTTCTTACGGCACTCCTGAGTTCTATGCCGAGGAGTTCTCTGACTTTCTTGCTGATGTCGGTGATGGTCCTCTGATGGACAACGTTGTTGCTGGCTTGTTCCAAGCAATTGATTCATGGGAAAACTATCACACTGAAGCCGCTAAACGCTATGGCTCTTTTCGAGAGCGAATTCGTAAGGCATGAGCCTTGCTCAAGTTGTGGTTCATCAGATGGCAATAGTTTGTACTCTGATGGCCACACCTTTTGTTTTGTTTGTCATACCCGTACATGGGGTGATGGCGCAGTTCAGTCTCAAACCAGATCTAAAACCACTGTGATCCTACAAGGTCAAGCCGAGAGGCTCAATCGACGTGGGCTATCTGAAAAGGTATGCCAACAGTACAAGATCTTCCGTGATGGAGACTTGCTTCGTTTCTACTATTTCAGTAGTGACGGCATCCTTAAGGGGTGCAAAGTTAAAACAAAAGACAAAGACTTCCGTTACGAGGGCGAAACAGATGGCACCTTCTTTGGCCAACACCTGTTTCCTGCCACTGGCAAACGAGTGGTCATTACAGAAGGCGAACTCGATGCAGCTAGTTGTCAGGAGGCTATGCCGGGGTGGCAGATGGTTTCTCTACCTAGCGGTGCCGCTTCGGCAAGAAAGTCGATCCAGAGGAATCTCGAATGGCTACAGGGCTATAGCGAGATTGTCCTCTTCTTTGACAATGACGAGGCAGGCCGTAAGGCAGCGGAGGATGCGGCTGGTGTACTCCCGCCGGGCAAATGCAAGATCGCTTCAATCTGCAGCCCGTACAAGGATGCTTCAGATGCCCTTCAAGCAAATGACTCTGAAGCGATTCGTAAGGCTATTTGGGACGCAAAACCTTACCGTCCTGATGGAATCATCGACGGCAAATCCCTTCTTGAAATAGTCACCACACCTAACCCACCGTGTGCCTATGACTACCCATACAAAGGCTTACAAAAGAAACTACATGGCATCAGATTTGGCGAACTCATTTGCCTCACCAGTGGATCCGGTTTGGGAAAATCGTCCTTCTGCAGAGAGCTTGCAACTCATCTACTTGAAAAAGGAGAACGAGTTGGATACTTGGCTTTGGAGGAATCCAACAGACGTACAGCTCTCGGATTGATGTCTTCTGCTGTTGGTAAGTCTCTCCACATTGGTGAGCATGACCGGCAGACTTTGACTGATGCGTACAACGCAACACTGGCCAACTGGAACCTATTTCTGTTTGATGGTTTTGGGTCGTTTGAACCTGACATTATCTACAACAGGATCGAGTATCTCGCTGCTGGTCTCGACACAAAGATCATCTTTCTGGATCACTTGAGCATTTTGTTGAGTGGTCTTGATGGTGATGAGCGTCGGATGCTGGATGTGACTATGACTCGACTTCGTTCACTTGTAGAGCGATTGGGCATCACTCTATTCCTTGTGTCCCATTTAAGACGCACTTCTGGTGATACCAATCATGAAGAAGGTGCACGGGTCACGCTTGGTCAACTTAGAGGATCGGCTGCGATAGCCCAACTATCGGACTCGGTCAT